CCTACAGGATACCACGCAGAAAATATACAACGTCTTCTAGATACTTGGAAAATTGATATAGTAACGGTAGATAGTGCAGCAGCACAATTTAGGCAAGACCTAATTACAGACTATGATATACAATCTAATCCAGCTAAGAAGTCAGTACTAGATGGTATAGCTTACGTGCAGATGCTATTAGAGTCCGGTAAGCTAATTATTTCTGATACGTGTCCTACCGTAATAGATATGTTCATTAACTATCGTTGGGATATGCGTGAAAACATTGCTCTCGAAAAACCCGTGCATGACATTCATAGTCATCCAGCCGATGCGATTCGCTACGCACTATACAGTTATGCTCGTTAATTCTCAGGTCTGTTCTTAAAATTTTTACCCTGTACCCGAAATTTTCATGTATAGGGTAAAAATCTCTTGACTTCTTAATCTCTTTTAAATATAATATATGTATTATATGAGGAGAAATTTATGGAAGAGATAGAGTATTTAAAAAATAATCTAGACAAGACTAACAAAGAGCTAGCGGCAGTCCTAGGCTTAAGTGAAGACCAAGTTAGATATAGGTTAAGAAAACACGGCTTAAAGAAATTAGGCAGAACATTTAATAGAACCAAAGACTCCTACAATAGTGAATTACTAGCTAAAGGCTGTACCTTTTTACTAGTAGAGGAGTTCACTAAAGTAGGAGAGCCCATCTTACATAGATGCACTAACTGTGGTTATGAGGAACAAAAAAGGCCCCAGGACGTACTTAATACCCCTAAATGCACAAATTGTGGTAAAAAACCTAGTAACATAACTCCACTAAACGATATGTTATCACTATTACCTAGTACCGTAACTTACATATCAGGATACAATGGGCTATCAGAGAAGTGCGAATTTAAATGCACAAAGTGTTCTACTATTAGATACATAGCTCCAACTAGAATCATAAAAGGTGGTGTAGGTTGCCCAACCTGTAGTGGTATAGAGACAGGTAATAGATGTCGCCTACCAACAGATGAAGTACGCGCTAGGTGTCATAGCTATGGGCTAGAATTCCTAGATCCTATTTACATAAGCAATAAGCATTATCATAAATTCCGCAACCTTACCTGCGGTCACACATTTGAGTATAGGCTAGATTCTATAAAAGATAACTCCTGCAGAGTATGTGCAGAAGAGAAGTACAGTTCTAGAGCGGAACGTAGTATCAAGCAATTTATAGAAGAGTGTGGCTTTAGTACCACCAAAGAGAGACTTCCTAATGGGCAAGAACTAGATATATGTGTACCTCAACTGGGGCTAGCAATAGAGTACAACGGTATGTACTGGCATTCTGCAGCACAGGGGAAAGATAAACATTATCATATTAACAAGACTAATCTAGCTAAGAGCATGGGCTACAACCTAATACATATCTATGAAGATACATTCAATAAGGATGATAACCTAGTGTACTCATTAATAGCTGCTAAATTAGGTAAAAATGATAAGGTATACGCTAGAAACTGTACTATTAAAGAAATCTCTAAAGATGAGGCCTCCAATTTTCTAGAGGATAACCATATTCAAGGTTCTACAAACGCTACAGTAAGGTTAGGATTATACTATAGAGATACCTTAGTATCTGTGATGACTTTTGGCAAGCCTAGGTTCAATACTCAGTACCAGTGGGAACTAATACGATTGGCCACCAAGACATATACTACAGTAATAGGTGGTGCATCTAAGCTATTAAAGTATTTTGTAAAAACTTATAACCCACACAGCATTATCAGCTATAGTCATTACCATCTATTCACTGGGGATATTTATAGTACACTAGGGTTTACGTACCAAGGAACTTCCAGCCCTAGCTACGTATACTTCTCTACTAAAGGTAATCATACCCTTAGTAGATACAAATGTCAGAAACATAAACTAAGTGCTCTATTTCCAAAGTCTTTTGACCCCCACTTAACCGAAGAGAAGATAATGGAACTAGAAGGGTACTCCAGAGTATACGACTGTGGCAATACAGTATGGGTTTGGGAAGCCAGCTAAGCTACCCTACCCAGAAGTATAAATTATACTTTACAAAAAGTCATTTAGACTTTATACTACTAACATAAATTGAATCAATGAAGTGATGGGGCTACGAGTGCTCCCTAAGAGAGTACTTATGGCAACTAATACAGGATTAAAACGAGATCCAGTTAAGTACATCAGAGATGGAATTAAGTCTAACTATAAAAGAAAGGACTACTGTGAAGTTTGTGATGTTACGGAGAATATTGAATTACACCATTATCATACGGTATCTTTCATCTTAGAAAACTATGCTAAGGATAAGGGGTTGAGCCTATCCACTAAAGACAGTGTTCTCGCTATGCGGGACGACTTCTATAAAGAACATTGGCATGAACTAGTTGAAGATACTGTATCCCTGTGTAATCATCATCACACTTTACTTCATAAGATTTATGGACAGAAACCCTTATTATACACAGCAGATAAGCAGCGTATTTGGGTTAAAAAGCAGTACGACAAGGCTCATGGTCTTTTAGTAGAAGAAACTCCTGTGGCATATTCCTCCGGTGTATCTTCTTACCTAATACCTACTTCCGGGTCGCTACTGAGATTTATGGTGTAATTACATGGGTTTAATTAATTGGGTAAAAGAAAAACTTAATCCAGCTCAAGCACAGATTCACCATCGTGAGCCGTCAACTAATAGAAGTAATAGACGCCCTCAAACTACTCGTAATTCTTTCCGTGATATGGAGATTGTTAACCGTGGTGTTAACATGCTAATTGACTCCTGCGCAGAGGTAGACTTTGATATCCAAGACACTCGTGGTTTCACCACGTACGGCTCTGGAATAAAGAAAGTAACTCTTAATCGTATACTTAATCAACGACCAAATATGTTTATGGATCCTAGCACTTTCTGGCGTCTCATATACATGGATTTTCTACTAGAAGGTTGGGCGTTTATTCACTACGATAGCGTAGAACAAGCACTGTATCATGTACCTGCTGCAGGCATGGAAGTCTTCGCTGACTCTAAGTATTATATAAATCATTATTTATATGATGGCAAAGTAAAGTATGCTCCTAATGAAATCATATTCATAAAGGATAACGCCTTCCAAGGACAGACTTCTCAAATCTCTGGATACCCAAGGGTATTATCAGCACTATCTAGTATAATTAGAAAAGACAAGCTACAGCACTTCAAAGAGAAATTCTTCGATAATGGTACTGTAATAGGTATGGTTGTAGAAACTGACCAGATTCTAAATAAGCGTCTTAAAGATAGATACAGAGAAGAAATACGAATAGACCATAACGTACGTAACGGTAAATCAAATATTGTATTCTTAGATGGTGGTATGAAGGCTAAAAGCTTAAATGCTACTAACTTGAATGAGTTAGGGATAAAAGAAGACCTTGATAGGTTTGATAGAGATATCTGTACTGCCCTAGGTATTCCTCCTATCCTTATGGATGGGGGGAATAACGCAAATATTCGCCCAAACGTGGAGTTGTATTACTACACTACCGTACTACCAATTGTGGAGAAGTTTGAGAAAGCATTAGAATTCTTTTTTGGTTTTGATATTAAATTAGACACCTCTGATATCTCGGCTTTATCTCCTGATAGGGAATCTGAAGCTAAAGAGTTAGCTTCTAAAGTTAATAATGGTATCATGACAGGTAACGAAGCGCGTCAAGACCTTCGTTTAGCCCCAATAGACGACCCACTAATGGATAAGATTAGAATACCTGCTAACGTAGCCGGCTCTAATTCTAACGTAGCAGGTCAAGAAGGTGGAAAACCTAAAGAGGAATAATTCAAAATGACTAAAGTTAATAACTTACCATTTAAAGAACTTTTCGAGCTATATGGTTTAGAACTTCCTACGCGTTCTGTATTCTTTACTCACAAAGATCAACACTCTGTTAGTTACAGGATGTTGCAGAAATTTTACAGACGCAATACTATTTTCAGTGCTTGGAAAGAATTTGCTAGAGACTACGCGCTATATGCAGCAGAGTTTAGCAAAGAAATCGAACCAGAAGTAGTGAAACCGGAAGAACTAACCTTAGCAGAGAAGATAGCCTTGGCTAAAGCTAACGTAGCTTCTAAAGAGGTATAAAATGATGAATGAGAAGTGGCTCAATTCGTCATTTAAAGTAAAAGAACTATCCAATAACGAAGAGGGACGCTCTATAGTAGTAGCAGGATACGCCAATACTGTCAATCTTGACAGAGCAGGCGACGTGATTCCTGCAGAGGCATGGCTAAAACCTAAAGCTATGACTAACTACCTAAAGAACCCTATAGTTCTTTTTCAACACGACCATGACGAACCGATTGGTAAAATGATTGACTACCGTGTAGATGATAAAGGTCTATACGTAGAAATAGAAATCTATGACGTAGACAAGAGAGTCTTCCGACTAGTAGAAAAAGGTGCTCTTAAAGCATTCTCTGTTGGTTTTAGAATCACAGATTACAGTTACGATGTGGATGACGATGTCTTCACTATTACTGAGCTTGAGTTATTTGAGATCTCAGTAGTATCTATCCCTTGTAACCAGGACTCTTTATTTGAGGCCCAGAAGTCTTTAGACTCTGATTCTTTCAAATCCTTAAAAGAAAGCATTAGAGAAGAAGCGCATAAAAATGATCTTACTCCTAGTGTAGATCGAACTTTTGATAGTGAATTAGAAAAGCTAGCTTTTATGCTAGGATATATTAAATAAAGGAAAAACTAAATGCCAGAACAAAATTTAAGCATTGCTCAGCTTCGTAAAGAACTTGGTCTAGATAAAGTAGATGAGCTACTTAATCAAGCGGAAAAAGATAAACAAAAAGCCGCACAAGTAGAAGCTGACAAGAAAGCTGAAGATCGTATGAAAGCGTTTGTAGATGCTGCAACGGGTGACCTAAAAACCAACCTTACTAAGGCTCTAGAGCTTATTACTCATATGGACGAAGCATCTAAAACTTCAGCAGAGAAATTTGCTCAAGAAGTTGAGAAGCACCAAACAGAACTAACTACTCTACGTGACGAAGTTAAGACTCTTATGAATCGCCGTGAAGGTAAAGATATTGTTTCTACTGCTGTAGGCAAATCTATTCGTAACGTTGAAGACCGTGAATCTCTAATGGAAGAAGCAGCTTTTGTTAAAGCTCTAACTCGCTCAGATAATATCGTAGACACTAAATTCGGTGCAGACGTAGCTAAAGCAGTAAACGCTAGCTCTTCTATCGAAGTTTCAGATGAAGATTACGAAACTATCTTCTCTAACCGTATCCTACGTGATATCCAGAAACAGCTAATCGTTGGTGACCTATTCATGGAACTACCGATGAGCGCGAAATTGCTAACAATGCAAATTGAAGCAGATCGTAACAGCTCTGGTGCAACATGGGTTGATGCAGCCGATTTCGGTACTGATAACTCTACTGGTGGAGAAACAACAACTGCACTAACAAACATCACGTTCCAAACTTTCAAACTAGCATGTAAAGCATACATGACTGATGAAACTGTAGAAGATGCGATCACCCCACTTCTAGGTATTATCCGTCGTCGTCTAATCGAGTCTCACGTAGAAGCGATTGAGCAAGCATTCATGACTGGTGATGGTGTTGGTAAACCAACTGGTTTAATCACTCTTGCTACTTCTGATGCTATATCTGTAGCTTCAGCTTACAACGGTGGTGCTACTGGTGCTGTAACTGCTAAAGAAATTCTAGCAATGCGTCGTACTCTTGGACGTAAAGGTCTTCGCCTAGGTGAACTAGCTCTAATCGTATCTATGGACGTTTACTACGATCTAATGGAAGACGATGAATGGCAAGATGTTCAACAAGTAGGTGCAGCAGCTGCTAAACTACAAGGACAAGTAGGTCGTATCTATGGTATGGACGTAGTTGTTTCCGAGTACTTCCCAGCTAAAGCAGTTAGCGCAGCTTGTGCTATCCTAGTTTATAAAGCTGACTTCGTAGTTCCGCGTCAACGTGTAGTTACTACTGAGTATGAGCGTATCCAACGTCAACAAGTTGATGCTTACTACGTTACACAACGTGTAAACCTACAACGTTACTTCGGTAAAGGTACAGACCACGCTAACGTATGTAAACTAACTTACGCTGCAGCATAATAACCTGTACGTTAAATTATCTAAGCCCCTCCCTACAAGGTAGGGGCTTTTATTTTATTTGGAGATTGTATGTCAATTATAACTTTAGAAGAATACAAGGTATACGCTAGTATAAATTCTCCTAATCTAGATGACCAGATTACTCCTCTATTAGAACCAGCTACACGGGTAATAGAAGGATACTTAGGTTATACATTCCTATCAGACAATGTATCAGTAATACCTAAGAAAACCTATAGGTTCCGCACTAATAAATTACAGCAAGACTATGTACTTCCAGATTTAAATACCAATATTAGCTTTATTCGTCTCATTCCATTAACTCCTAGTATAGATGAGGCCAATGCAATAGATCTTACAGATAACGATTGGTTCTGTGAAGTAGATATAGGTGTTATTAGTATCTTTAAACCACTAATGACTTTGTTTATCGCAGAGGCTGAGTATATAACTAGCCACACTGCTGCTGAAGACATTAAACTGGCGGGATTGATGCTAGTAGATTACTGGAGAAATAAAGACCATCAGCAGTCCATTACTAACCAAGGACAATCTGTAGTTAAAGCCCCTATCCGAAACTTACCTAAACATGTAGAGTCTATATTAGCGCAACATAGGAAGGTGTAATATGT